TTATTAACGCAACAGTTATTAATGAAAACTCCACGCTTTATATACTGAAAGAAGCTCCGAACGGTTTATTCGAATTATCTTTTGGTAATGGTGTAACTCTAGGGAAAGCTCCTACTTTAGGTGGAAGAATTGAGGTTGAGTATCTTAGTGTTGCTGGTGTACTAGCAAATAACGCCAAGACCTTTTCCTCACAAAATTCTGTTACAGTTAATGGCATTAATTATCCCGTAACTGTTTCTACTGAAATAGTATCTGTTGGGGGAGACACGAGAGAAACTATAGAAAGTATTCGTAAGAATGCGCCTTTCCAATATGCTTCACAGAACAGGATGGTAACTGCCTCGGATTACTCTTCATTGATACTCAAAAACTATTCCTCATTTATATCAGACATACAATCCTTTGGTGGAGAAGATGCGCTTGAACCAGAATATGGTGTAGTCTTTGTGTCAATTTTATTTGATACAGACGATGTACCGACCCAAACAAGAATAAAAAATGAAATACTACAACTATCTGAACAATTATCTGTAGCATCATTTGATGTTAAGTTTCAAGACCCTATAAAAACATTTATAGAAACAACAACGTTTTTTCAGTTTAGTGAAAACCTAACAACACTATCAAGAAATACAATTCAAAGTAACGTAAATCAAGTAATAGATAATTACTTTGCGGGAATAACAGGCAAGTTTGGTCAATCGTTTAGAAAATCAAATCTACTTACATTAATTGATGAGTCAAGTTCAGCTGTTCTTTCTTCACGTCAAGAAATAAAGATGCAAAGAAGATTTACTCCTACGCTCACAGCTATACAAAATCATAAGATAAGGTATGCAGCTCCTATTGCTGATAATGATGACTTGCTTTATAGAATTACGTCTAGTCCATTTAGCTTTAGAGGTAATCCTTGTATAATAAGGAATAGACTAAAGACAAATAAATTAGAAATATTTGATACGGTTCAAAAAATTGTAATTGTTGATAACTCCGGAGATTATTCTGATGATGTAGTAAATATTGTTGGACTTCAAGTTGATGCGTTTATAGGTTCAGATAACTTTATTAAGTTAAGTGTAACTCCCGCTAACCAAAGTGCTATATCTCCCCTCAGACAAGATATTATTGAGTATGATAGCGCTAAATCATTCACTTCAATAGTTGATGTTGTTTCTGGAGTTACTAACTAATGTCTTCAGTTGGTGATATAACACTAGAAGATTTAGACAGAAGAGAACTTTCTGTAAGGAAGTATCATGTTAAAGAAATTTTACCAGAGTTTTTTCGTGAAGAATATCCAAAGTTAATTACACTTCTTGATCAATACTATGAATTTGAGGAATCTTCAGAATCACCCTCCAGACTTATTGATGAGTTATATAAAAGTAGAGATATAACACAGACCGACCTATCCTTACTCGCGTTCATTGAAGACGAGTTGTTGTTGGGTCAATCTTTCTTCGAAGGGTTTCAGGATAAACGTGCGTCATCAAAATACTCTAATGTATTGTTTAGGTCAAAGGGTACTAAGTATTCTATACAACAGTTCTTTAGAACGTTTTTTGGAGTAGACCCTGAAGTTATATACACTAAAAATAATGTTTTTAATGTGGGCGATAATATAGGGGCAGAAAGTCAAAAGTTTATAACTAATAATAAGTTATATCAGAAACATGCTATACTTATTAAGACAGACCTAGCACAAAGTAAATGGAAAGATGTATACAAACTTTTTGTTCATCCTGCTGGAACATTTTTAGGTTCGCAAGTACAGATAATAAGTTCCGCAACAGAAATTATTTCTGCGCCAGATGTAACGATTGAACCGCCACCGCCATTAGCGGTACACGGTCAGGCATCATTTGCTACATTCGCTACGATTGATAATACGTCACTTGTAGATGATGTTAATGTTGACTCAGACGGAATATTTAGTAGGATACGACCAGAGATAGTTAACTTACGTTTAAATAATAGCAGCACAATATCATTACAAGATATGAATAATCAATACAGTAGTTTACGCGAAGCACAGCTTGCATCATCACCAACGTTTGATGATTCAGACCAAGTTGGAACAAATGGTATGGACTTCTCTAACGACTTCTCATTCGAGACATTAGACCAAGGAAGACACGTATTTTATAGCGCAGATTCAGACGAATATTTATCAAATCTCGGTCATTTGAGTTAAAAAAGTATATAAATAGAATAAAGAATTAGGATATATTAATGACTAAACAAACATTAAATAAAGGAACTGCCGCAAACGACGGTACGGGTGATACTCTTCGTCAGGGTGCAGCAAAGATTCAAGCAAATTTTGATGAGCTCTATGCTATATTAGGAGGAGATACTCTTTCATCAAAAGTTTCACTCGACGCGACAACTAAAGGTATTATCTTTGAAGGTTCTTCTGTTAATAACAACCAGACATTTCTTGTTCCTACAGACCCAACCGCAGATAGAACACTTACTCTTCCAGATGCATCAGGTAATGTGGTTTTAGATACTTCGACTAACACTCTCACTAATAAGACTTTAACAAACCCTATATTAAGTCCTACTGCAACTACTGCGGGTAAGATAGAATTTTTAGAAGGTACTAATAATGGTACAAACAAGGCAACACTGATTGGCCCTGCTTCAACCGCAGACGTAACAATAACATTACCTGCAACAACAGATACATTAGTTGCTAGAACAACAACAGATACACTTACTAATAAAACACTTACAGCTCCTGTTATGAGTTCTCCTGATATTTCAACAAGTATAAACGATGGAAGTGGTAATACAATATTAACTATTCCTGTTCTGTCAGGAACTATAGTAAATAATTTAAAAATAACAAGTACAATAGCAACGGATAATCCTATACTAGAATCAACAGGTTCAACTAATGTTGGACTTAATATTGCGGGTAAAGGTACAGGACTTGTTACAATAGCATCGGGTTTCGCATTTGAATCTATAACACAAGGGGGAGATGGTGAGGTATCTCTTGTTAAGACAACAACAGTATTTAATAAAGGTTCTGCTCTTGCCGCAACACTTGCGAACGGAACAGTTGTAGGACAACTAAAAATACTTACAAATAAAGGTTCAGGCGCGGCAACAACAACTCAGGTTAGTTCTAATTTTGGATTTGGGGCATCAATCGCATTAGCACAACACAAGACCGCAACATTATTGTGGGACGGAAATCACTGGCAAATACAATCAACTTATGGTGGAACGGTAGCATAAAATGGCAATAGTAACAAGTAAATTTAAAAGAGAAATGATTCAATTATTATTGAACGACTTTAATGATTCAGCATCTAATAAATACTATATTGGTATTGGTAGGTCAGATGATTGGAACGCAACAGACACTGCTCCGGCTGTAGAAAACCATGATGTTGAAGCAAGATTATTTAGAAATTCACTTCAGTCCGTTAAGAAAGTTTCAGATATATCGTTTGTTGTTCCAAGATACAATTGGAGTTCGGGTACAACATATTCTGCATATAGCGATAAAACATCAGCATATCCAGACTTTCCTTATTATGTAATGAATGATAATAACCAAGTTTATATATGCGTTCAACAAGCAAAAAACGCTCAGGGAGACCCTTTAGATTCTACAATACAACCTTCTGGTAATACAAGCGGTACAACGTTTATTACTTCAGACGATTATGGATGGAAATTTTTATATTCTATCTCTGCATTAGACGCTAGTAAATTTATGGCAGCTAACTTTATACCTGTTAAGAAACAAATTGGTTCAGGAACTCAGGCATCAGATACGGAACAACTCGCAGTACAAACCGCAGCAGTTGACGGAGAGATAATAGGTTATGCTCTTGACTCTGGTGGCGAAGGATATACCTCTACTCCAACATTAACGATTGTTGGTGATGGTACAAAAGCGAAAGCAGTTGCTGCACTATCTGGAACTTCTGTTTCTAAAGTCGATGTTCAGGATAGTGCCTCAACACTATGTTTAGGTTCAGGATATACGAATGCAATTGTAACGCAGTCAGGCGGTTCGCCAACAAAACCTGCTAAGATAAGACCTATATTTGCTCCTAAAAACGGTGCTGGTTCAGACCCAAGACAAGACCTACTTTCATCTAATATTATGTTGGGGGTTAAACCTGCAGGAACAGAAAGTAATGATTTTGTAGTAGGAAACGATTTCCGTCAAGTAGGGTTGTTTAGAAATATATTAGATAGTTCGGCAGGAACCTTATTTACATCAGCAACAGGTATTGCTCTGAAACAATTAGTTTTCTCTTCTGGAGCAAGTGGAGATGATGCATTTACTCCAGATAAAAATATAATAGGTCTTAGCTCTGGTATAAAAGGTATTATTGATAAGGTTGATGGTACAAACGTTTGGTATCATCAAAACGACGAAACAGGATACGGAAACTTTACGAATGGAGAAACCGTTGAAGAAACAGACGGTACTGGTGAAGGGATTCTTCATGGTTCTTCATCTCTTGTGTTGCCAGAAGTTGGAACGACCACTGGAGATTTACTATATATAGATAATAGGGCGGCAGTAACACGTGCCTCAGACCAAACAGAAGATATTAAAATAGTCATACAACTTTAGGATAATAGAATAATGCCAACCACGTTTACTTCAAATGTCTTTTCGTCAACATACAAAGACGATTTTAAAGATAGTGATAACTATCATCGCATTCTTTTCAATAGTGGTCGCGCGTTACAGGCACGCGAACTCACTCAGATGCAAACAATTATCCAAGAGGAGATTGCAAGGTTTGGTCGTAATATATTTAAAGATGGTGCTGCCGTAAATCCTGGCGGACCAAGTATTAATAACGATTATAGGTTTGTTAAACTTACGAGTGGAAGCGTATTGCCTACAGACCTCACAACTCTAGTTGGTACAGAATTTACAGGTGCTGCTTCAACAGTTAAAGCAAGGGTATTAGAAGTTGTTGCTGCTACCGATACAGACCCTGCAACACTTTATGTTCAGTACACAAACACTTCAGGTGGTTCGGTAGGAACAACAGCTGTAAAATTTAATTCGGGCGAGAGTATAAGTAACGGTAGTACAACCCTTCAAGTACAAACAACTAATACAGCAGTAAACCCTTCTACAGGAGTAGGTTCTAAAATACATAATGATGGAGGAGATTTCTTTGTAAGAGGTCACTTTGTTTTCGTTAATCCTCAAGGTTTAATACTTTCTAAGTACACAAACAATGCTACTAAAATTGTTGGTTTTAAAATAACAGAAGATATTGTTACTACTTCTGACGATACTGCATTATTTGATAATCAGGGAGTTACACCGAACGTAACTTCTCCAGGAGCAGATAGATACCGTATCAAACTAACTCTTACAACACAAGACCAAATCGCTGCAGACGAAAATTTCGTTTTCTATTGTCATGTTGTAAATGGAGAAATAGTTGATCAAGCATCAGGTACAGATGATTACAATAAAATAACCGACCTCCTTGCCGAAAGAACGAAAGAGGAGTCAGGTAATTATATCGCTAAGAAATTTAATGCTTCATTATCAGATAGTGGAACAAATACATTAATTAATATTTCAAGCGGCATAGCATATGTAAACGGATATCGTGCGACTAATGATAGACCGATTTCATTAATAGTCCCGAAACCAAGAACAACTACTACTATTCAAAATAATACCGTTGGTTTAACTTATGGTTCATATTTTATATGCTCTTCGTTAAAAGGTAAATTAAATATAGCAACCTTTGAAATTGTTAACTTATCTACATCCACAACTGACCCAAGCGGTAATGTTATAGGTACTGCTAAAGTAAGATATGTAGAAAAAGATGGAAGCAATTTCAAAGTATATCTATTTGATATTAAAATGAATAGTGGACAATCATTAAGAAATGTTAAAACAATCGGATTAAACACTAGCAATTTTGCTCTTATTTTACAAGAAGGTAGTCCAGCAAAATCAATATTAAAAGAAACTAATAAAGTAAATCTTGTATATCCAACAAACAATCCACGTCCAAGAATAGTAACAGACCCAAGTTTTGAAGTTCAAAGGATTATTACAGGCACTCCATCCGGAGGGTCGCTTACTATTGGTTTAACTACTAGCGGCGAAACTTTTGTTAATACAGGTCAGATTTTAATAACACGCGTCGATACTGGAGTTGTAGTAACGCCATCAAGTATTTCAGGCACAGGAACTGCTAACTTAACCTTCGCGGGATTACCGAATACAGCTCTAACACTATATGTAAAGGTAAACAAAGGAACACCTTCGCCTAGACAAAAGTCTCTTAGTTCAGTAATAACTAAAACAGCTTCAATCACAACGGTTGGTAACGCTTCTTTCATAGATTTACATGCAACAGACTTATATGATGTAAGTGTCATAAAACAAACAGATTCAGATGGTATAGATTTGAGCTCAAGATTTACTGTTGATAACGGTCAAAGAGCAAGTCATTACGCAAATGCAAGACTTATTGTTAACGACGGAACTACTGCTCCTTCCGGAGATGTTTTTGTGAAGTTTAGACACTTTACTCACGGTTCTGGAGATTTCTTCTCAGTTAATTCATACGGAACAGCTTCTACGGTTCCATATGAGGGTATACCAGACTTTAAACCAAATAATAGAAGCTCTATTAATCTACGTGACGTTATCGACTTCCGTTCTTCGGTTGACTCAGATGGTTTATTCGTAGGTTCAGGAGTAGCAATAAATGAATTACCAACGAATGGTGACGCTTTCCAAGCTGATATAGAATACTATCTACCAAGAGCAGATAAAGTGTTTATAACAACTCAAGGAGATGTTAAATTGGTTCAGGGTGAGCCAGGATTTAATACTCAAATTCCTTCTGCTCCAGAAAATTCTTTAGAGTTATTTAATTTAAATCATAATGGATATGGATTAAATTCGAAAGATACTTCTGTAACTCCAATAGAATCAAAACGATTTACTATGAGAGATATATCTAATTTAGAAAAGAGAATAGATAAACTTGAAGAAGTTACGTCATTATCTTTATTAGAAGTTGATACATCATCTATACTTGTATTAGATTCTGCGGGCAATCCACGTAGTAAGTCAGGTTTCTTTGTAGATAACTTTAAAAACAGAGCATTTATTGATGGCCAAAATCCTAACAATCGTTCTGCGATTGACCCGTCATTAGGAGTATTATTACCGCAACAATATGATAATAATATTTCTTT